AACCAACGTTTAGTATGCCCAAGACCGGAAACACAAGTTGGATACAATGCAAGGAGTGTTGCATTACTTATGTTGTATCATGAGGAAAACCTTGACAATTTATATGGTCGACCTGATTTACGACCAATAAGTGCTGACGCCTACAAACAGAGGTATCCTAAACATGTAGCCAAACGACTTGATGATGCTTTCCAGTCTATGCCCGATGGTGTATTGTCTGATATTTATGCCAAAACTATTTTCGTTAAGCGAGAACTAGCCGCCAAAGTTGGACATGACAGTTTCAAAGCTGAAAAACCCCGTGTCATAAGTAGTGGGACGCCCGGGCTTAATAGTAGGACTGGCACTATAACCGTCGCCATATCCGATTATTTGGCCAATAGGTGGGGGGTGTCATCTAATAGTGCGATTAGATATGGGACTAAAGTTAACAATGTTGAATTTGGTGGCGTTATACATAGGATCATCGATAACGGTGAACCAGACTTTGAGGTTGGGGACCAAGAAACTTACGATGTTTGCTTGAGCTTGCAAATGTTGACAATACCGCACGTAGCTTATCGTCATATGTTGCATGGCGATAATAAGGATGAGGTTTTCCACATTACCAAGAGTCTGCATAGTATTGGCTATTGTAAGCACAAACGTACCAACATATTCACCATCGACGCACCTTACGGACGGCGTAGTGGTGCTACTGAGACCACTATTGGTAATACCATAATCAATGGGGTAACTAACTCATATATAATCGCCTGGAGCCTCGTGAATTCAAACAGGTGCAAGATCAAAGGCTGTAATAATGATGCCACATACATTTGCGACGTATGTTATCCTGTCGTCTCCGCGTTTTTGAATAACAACGCTGTCAATATGACTGTAAACCTCGATGGATTGGCCAACCGCGCGTCGCCAAAAACCAATAATGGCAAGGATGAAAAGTATCCCGATGATACCCGCGCTATAAATACTATCCTACCAGATATTAACCAGTTAACCGAGCAAGCGGGATTAGTGGGGTTTTACACAGGTGACGACTCGATGGTCACTACTACCAATGTCAAATTGCCAGATCAACGCGTATTCACCGCTCAATTCAGTGCACTAGGACTTAAATACAAGACTAGAAGAGTAACTGGGCCAAATTACGACGAGCTAGAATTTTGTTCTGGTAGGTTCTGGCCTACTAGCTGTGGGCTAGTATTCGGCCCGAAGCTAGGTAGATGGATTGTTCGACAGTGTTGGTGGTACGATCCACCAACTTTTAAGACCAGTGAATTCATCAAGATATTGAGGGGTGACGCGATCGCTCGTTATACTCAGTGTCGACATATCCCTTTTTTGCGTTGTTTTTGGCGTAGAATACTAGAACTGACTGAAGGTGTCAAAATTAACAATGCATGGGATAGTTTTCGGACAATGGTTGACACTGTCGAATGTGTCTCGGAAACGTACTCGATGCTGCACCGCTTGTACGGGCTGACCAAAGAGGACGAAGTTGAATACGAAGTCTTGCTCAAGCGTATTACAAAATTACCTGCAGTGCTTAACTATCCAAAGTTCGGACAGGCCATAGCTGTTGATGTAACAGGGGCCATGGATAGTGAAGTGTGTTTTTTCTAATTCC